ACCGCCGCATCAAGGTTGTCCAAAAGCGGTGCGCGGGCGGTTGTGTAACCTTGCGCGGTCAACCCGGCTTGAATATCCCCAACGCTTGCTGTTGCATCCCACGCGCCCGCCCCGTGGGCGGCTGAAAGCACCCCATCAATCGCGGTTCGTTCGGCGGGCGTCAACGCCATTGCGTCGCCTGGTACCGAAAACCCGGTTGCGGTGATCCAGTTGCCCGCGCCATGCGAAGCCGTGATCAACGTGTCAACATCCGCCGGAACACCTGAAACCGCCGCATCAAGGTTGTCCAAAAGCGGTGCGCGTCCGGTTGTGTAACCTTGCGCGGTCAAACCGGCTTGCACAACTGCCGCGGTTGCGGTTCCGTCCCAAGCTCCCGCGCCGTGTGCGGCTGAAAGCACCCCATCGATCGCGGTGCGTTCGCCCGCCGTCAACGCCATTGCATCGCCGGGCACCGCAAACCCGGTTGCCGTGCTCCAAGTTCCGGCACCGTGGGCCAAAGAAAGGTTTGAATTGATAGAAGCCAAAGCGCCGCCGGTCAAATCCATTGCATCGCCGGGCACGGCAAAGCCGGTTGCAGTTCCCCAAGCCCCCGCGCCGTGGTTTGCCGTCAATTCAACGTCAACAATCGCCCCGGTTTGTCCTGCAAGATCCGGCGTGATCGTGCCGTTGTTGGTCAACGAATAATTGCCGGAAATGCGCAAAATGTTCGCCGCCGTGGTTGTTGTGTCTAGCGTGATTTGCCCCGAATTGTGCGAAATCAAAAACTCGCTTCCGGCGTTTTGCAAGTTCTTGAAAATGAGATCGCCTTCGACACCGGCGAATAACCCGATCGTTGCGGACGCACCGCCGCAAATTATTTCGCAAGGTATCCCCGGGGTGAATGATCCAGTTGCGAAACAATCGACGAATTCAGCAAAGCCGCCCGGACGAATAGAAACGGACGCAAAAAGCCGTGAATTTCGCGCGGTACCTTGCCACCCCGTTACGCTGAAAAGTGATCCGTTCGTCAACTCGCAATCAAGAACACCGCCAAAGGCCCCGTTCAAAATTATATTGACGAAACAACCGTCGCCAACGTCGTTGCCGCCCGGATTAACAACCGATCGTGATCCGCATCCGTACCAAAAAAAGCCGGTGTGATTTGCTGCCAAAACCAGCGTTCCCGGGCCCACATAGATCCGTTTTGTGCCCAAAGCCGCGGCAAGCAAGAAAAGATCGGTTTCGTTGTCAACGGGATTCGTTGCCGTCCCGTTGACGCCTAGCACCGCCCCCGCCGTTCCCGCGGGGCTCCAATGAATCCCCGGCCCCGATCCGAGATCGTATAGCGAAGAAAAATCGGCCTGGTTCGTGACGCCCGAGATCGACCCGTAAGCGTACCGACCGCCGGCGATTGTTTGCCCGGCGGCGGTTGGATCACCGTCCGATCGGATCGAATATTCAAGCGAAGGATCGGGATCAAATTCAAAAGAAAAGTTGCCCTCGCCTTGTTCCGTCATTGGTAGATCGGTAACAACAAGCGCTTGCGTATCCGTGCGCCGGATCCGGATCGTTGGCGTGTTCGCGGGTGCCACCAAAGGCGTATCAATAGCCGATTGAAAATTTGCGATGATTTCGGCCATTTTTCAGTTCTCCAAGTACCCCGCCGCCGCCGTATCGGCTTCGGCTTCCGTAGCCGCCGCCAACACGTTGTCAATGAAACTTTGCGCCGTTGCGCGTTCCGTTAGTACGGAAAGAGAAACCGCCGCGACGATTGCAGCCAAATCAGAACTCCCCGCTATGTCGTAATGATCTCTTTCGTCGTACGTGTATGCCCTGAAAGGGTATTCAACAAGCTCCAACGTGTTCAAGCTAACAAGACTTGACCAATCACTTTGGCTTTGATTTCCGCAACTCCAAAATTTGCCGGAGTCTTGCGGATATTCAGCCAAAACGGTTGTTTCAAGTCGGACGTTTCGCGCGCGAATGATCTGGTTGTTTAAGTTGTTTTTGTGTGCTTCAAGTGTTTCATGCGAAGCAACGATTTCGGTACATCGCGTTTGCTCCGCTTCGCTTGGTGACGTCTCAAAAAGAAGCGTGAAAAAATCAGATGTTCGATCAATACCCAAAAAAGCGGTTGTGATTGCCGGATCTTCAGCAATTTGCGTGTGCAAAAGCTTCACATCGACTTTGCCCCCGGCGGTTTCGGCTGTTGTGTATGTAGGGAAGGGCATCAAGACACCTGATAAACCGCGATCGAAGTCAAATGTACGCTGGATCGCTTATTTGAAACACTGCTAGAAATATCAATTTCAACGGCATGGTTTCCCGCTTCTTCAAATTCAACATCCGCCCAAAAGCTTGCAACATGCCTTTGATCGGTCCCGCCGTCGCCGGTTCCGCCCCGATCTTTGGGTTCTTGTTGGTGGTAATTGTAAGAACCGGATCCGCCGTTTGTTTGTTCGTATAGATTCAACGAATTGTCCACTTGAACACGGCAACGGAAATCGTTTTGAGTGTCATCCATGGACCAAACATAGTTGAACTCGACACGAAACAAGCCGCGGGGCAACGCAACGTTCAATGTGTGCACGTTGAACCAAGAAGTTGAAGTTGTGGTTCGGAAAGTTCGATCAACTGCGGAAGTGTAGTTGCTCCCAAAAACCGGCGTGTTGGCTGTAAGATTTGCCGTGCCCCCGCCGGCATCCGTCACGGTTAAACCAACGAAGTTGAGCGTTTGGTGTGGTGTGTTTGCAACCGCCGATCCGTTTTCTTCAAGGTTGATCGTTGATCCTGATCCCGCCGGACCTTGCGCCCCTTGCGGCCCCGGCATTCCATCCGCACCAATAGAGTGAATTGTTAAACCAACACCGCCCGTGATCGTGTCATATCCCGCGGCGTTGTACGTAACTTGACCCATTACCCGCACCGAGTCGGATTCGGCAAGCGTCAAGATACACGTTCGCCCGCACGTTCCATCAACACCATTTCCGCCGGTTGCCCAATGACCAACAACACCACGGGTTGCGGGAACTTCCGTTCCATTCACTTCAAGCCAAGTTTGGGTGACGCGGATCGTCGGGTCGGATTCGCTGAAGGTGACGGCATAGGTGACGCAATAAACACCGGCCCCGCCCGGTTGAACCGTCACTTCATTTGAAGACAACGAAAAAGCCGTGTTGCTTTGCCTTTCCGTGTTCAACGTCAAAACGGTTGCGTTGGAACTAACCGCCGTTGTTCCCGAATCGTAATAATCTGCAAAAATAGATTTTTCGGTGACAATCGTGCTTTGTGTTCCGTAAAAACCGAACCAAGGCGTGAAAGTGCTGGGTGAAGTTCCCGTGTTCAACGTCGGGGGCAAGTTTTGTTGGTTCCATTGCGTGTACTTGCTAACACCAACCCCCGGGGCAACGGAAGAATACGCGTAAGCAACCCCGCCGGATTCGGCCATGATTGCCGGCCAATATTTTTGACCTGCTGAAAGCATCACGGAAGCGTTTAGAGTTACGCGGTTAAACGTTCCCGAAGTCGGGTTGACTGTTTGACCATAAGCCAACAACGTGTCACGGGCTTCATTATAAATGCCAACGTGGATCGTGTCATTGGCTCCCGTGACGCAATACCATTCCATTTCGGAAAGCATCATGCTTTTGGTCGGCTCATATACCACGGTGTACACCGTGTCGGTTGTGCCAGCCAATGAACCGTCACTTGCGCCAAGCCCGTACGTTTGATCAAAAGAACCCGCAAGCGCCGTTTGTTGCGTGCTTGTCGTGACCATCGAAAGGCTTTGTTCCTCCGAAAGATCGTTCAAGCCGTCGTTCAAAACGACCAAACCCGCTTCAATGTACGCTTTTAATTCGTCGTCGTCTTGAATCTCCGCGATCGTTGCGTAATCCGTCAAGACAACTTGACCGCCGGCGGGGATCTCTTGATTAGGGATCGGCAATTGCGTGATCGGCAACGTTGATCCGGTTTGCTCTTTGGCAATAATGGTGGACACCTAGATCGTCCTCCACTTCAAACGAACAAAGCCAATCACATGTCGTGTAACGTTGCTCCCCGCCTGGTTTCTAACGCTCAAAATATCACCCTGAGAAAAGTCGCCATTCAATGTTGTATCAACTCCGGAAACAGCCGAAGAAGCCAAAGTGGCAATTGAAACGCCATTTGAAGCAACTTCAAACGTTGCCGCGTCAACATCGATCCGCGTGTAACCGATTGAAACGATCGTTCCATTCCATTCCGCGGTGCGCCCCCCTGCCGCGCCCATGGCCCGGGCCCCAACGCGATAATATGCGCCGGATCCGGTGTTCCCGTTGCGGCTGAACGTTATTTCGCTGGTTTCGCGTGAAAGCCATTTTGATCGCGATCCGTCAAAATCAAACCGCATGTTCAACGCGGTGTTGTAATAGGTATCGCCATCGGATGGGGCGGGGGTTGTGGGGTCGGTTGCGCTTGCCCCGTAGTCTCGCAAACCGACATCCGCAAGCGTCGCGCCGGTCGTTCCGTCCCAAATCACGATCCCTTTATCGATCGAAACGCCGGGGCCGTTAACGCCCGCAGAGGACCACGATCCGTCGCCCTTTAAAAACAAGCCTTCTTCACCAGCAACCGGCTTTGTCACAAGCCCGTCGAGCCCATCACTAACAGCCGAAGCCCCTAAAAATTCGGGGATTGGATCGGTTCCTGTCGAAAGGTGCGAAGAAGCGTGCACAAGGGGCGTTTGTGCGTCCGCTAACAAGCCCACAAGCCCGGTAACGTCGATTTCGTCACCGCCGCCGCTTTCATGGCTTGTTGCGTGCGCTAGCGGCAATTCGCGGAAATAATCCCCCGCGGAAGAAAGCGTTCCCGCATTGGTCAAATTGTTCCACCGTGTTGATTGGTTGACGAAAACCGATGCGCCCGCGGCGATGTTTAAACCCGTGAAACCCAAAATTTTGCAGTCTTGGAATTCAACCGATCCGGCGGTAACGCTTGCCCCAACTAACCCGAAAAGCACACAATCGCGCACGGCAAAAAAGCCGGCAGAACTCGAAACAAAACCGTTGGCAACACCCGCGCCGCGGATGTCTACCATATCCGCGGTGATCCATTCTTGCGGGCTTGTTCCGGTTCCGGTTACGTTAAAACCGTTAACGTTGCCGCCGGTTCCCACAAGCACGCAATTCCGCACAACGGAATCAGCCGAAGTCGTTCCCGGAAACAAAACCAAATTTCTTGCGGCAATTGCTGCGCCTTCGATCGTGAGATTTTCAAGGCACGTTCCCGCGCCCATCGTCACGATATCGTTATTTGATGCCGTCGTGTGGTTAATAGAGCAACGCAAACGATCCACACCCGCGAGCGTTACGCCGGCCGGGATTGCTAGGTTCTCTTCGTCGTAAGAACCGGGCAACACGTAGACAAGATCACCGGACACCGCCGCGCCAAGCGCAGCCGCGATCGTTAAATAGGGCTTGTCTAATTGACCGCTAACCGCCGTTCCGTTGTTCCCGTTGACGGAATCGACCCACAAAACGTTCCCCGTAGGCACCGATGAACCACCGCCGCCCCCGCTTGCGTTTGTTGTTGTTAGCGTGATCGCGGTCATGTCACTTCCGGCAAAGAAAAATCACCGTTTGGGTCATACAGCGAATCCCCCAAACTGAACGAATACGCGATCGCACCTTGGTTGGGCGGATCGGTGAAAGTCGCAATGAAACGTCCGATTGCGCGGTTGTAAATGATTGAAGTTCCCACCCCGGTTGCGGCATCGGAATTGGGCAAAAACACTTGTCGCCACGTTCTACCGCCATCCGTCGAATAGCGCGCGGCAAACGGCCCGCTTTCGGATAACGTCACCAAAAGCCCGTCACCGTCCGTTGCCAAGCAACGAAACGGAAAAGTGGGATATGCTGTGAAACTAACAACCGACCAATTGATCCCGTCGGTTGCGATGAAAACCGAATCATCCGTGGTTAACACAAACAAAGATCGCGCCGGATCCCAGATGATCGATCGCATAGTTGCGCCGACAGGAAGCCCCGTTGGTGCGTGTTGCGTCCACGTTTGCCCGTCCGTGGACGTCCAAACGTCCGCCGCGGGCAACGCACCGTCACCAATTGCGACCAGCAACGGCGAACCGCTTGGGTGATTCGTGGCGGATGCCACCATTTCCGCCGTCGTTGAATTGACTAGTGCGGGTGTGTCTTGGGTGAATACGACGATCGGCGTAGCCGACCACCAAAAAGACGGGGCCGCACCGGTGTTTTCGTAACCGCACAAAATCCACTTTTGGGTTTCTTCGCTCCAAAGCACGTGTTTTGGGGCGCGTAGCGGGTTACCCGGCAATGTAAAAGCCGTATAGCCGCCCGCCAACAGTTCGACGACTTGGTCGTTTGTGAATGAGCCAAAAAGAAGATTGGGCCCCACGTGCGCCGGCGCTTGGTAGGGCGGTTTTGTGTCGCAAGTTTCCCACGTTGCCGGAACGGGCGAAGCCGCGAGCAAAGTTGACGCTTCAAACGCTTTTGATACGTGGATCACGTTAGCGCGCCCAGCAACGTATAAAAGCAACGATCCTTCGTCGTAAGCGATCGTCTGGCAAGTGTTCAGCGCCGTGGCGTTGATCGTGACTGTTTTTTGCCAGTTCAACACCTGCATGTTTGCAAAATACTGAATCCAACGCCCCAATTCGTTGAACTGCTGGTTTAGGTGCTGCGCCGGCGGGTTTTCTTCGGGCAAAAAACCCGCATCGCGCTTGCCGCTTCCGGGCAAAACTTTGCTTGGCGTGGCATCCCACGGCTTGCCCGGATCTGTTAAATTTTCGTCATTCGCCCACGAAGGCAAAGGTAGGCTGGGTTTGTTGATCTGTTTAAATGCCATTGCGTTATCCGATCACGCTTGAAAGCTTCCCGGCGGGCACTGTAATCGCACCCGTTGTGCTTCCCAAGCTACCCCCGCCAAAACTGTTGCCGTCAATTTCATTGCTCAAAAGCAATTTATCAGAAGGTGTTGACAACGTCGATTGCCATTGAACGAGCAAACGAACACCCGCCGGATCTGCTAATTCCAGCAAATTAAAAAGCAAATCTGCTTCCGTCGAAAGCAAAGGATCCAACACTTCAAGCCGGATTTGTGCCGGCGGTTCGTCACGAACGCGGAAGTTTTCGTTGAACGGTGACAAGATCAAACCAGCAACACGGATCAAATCCTCCGCCGTCGAATGGCTGAGATTGATCGCGATGCGGGCGCGGATCATTGCACGATAGCGATCGTCATCATCTGTGGTCCGCGGTTGCTGGACAATTGCCCCAATGATCGAAAGTTGAACGCCGATCGCGGTTTCTAACACGCGCGCAAAAATGACTTCAAAAACGGCGTCTTCTAGATCCTGAATTTGCTTCAGATAGCTTTTCGTCCACGCATCAAGATTTGGCTTTGCTTTGAATTGTTCAATGAACAACGAAACCGCGCCTTCGTGATCCGAATTCGGCGCGATCAAAAAATCCGGATCGACTGGCATCATTTACCCCCGCCGAAAAAGTGAACAACAAGCCCAACAACCGCCGAAGTCAACAGCGTTGCAACGATAGACAAAACCCAAAACTTCATTTTTGACGCTTCGCTTTGGTGCTTTGCGATCGTGTTTTTCAACGTTTCGAGATCCGATCCGGCGGCTTTTTCCGCGTCTTTTTCCAGTCTAGCCAATCGCGCATCAATTGCGCGCAAACGTTGATCGAGAGCTTTTTGTCTTTCTTCGTCCCGAGCTTGGATCTTTGCAAGCTCGGTTGAAATGCTGCCAAGTTGGGCAAAAAGTTTATTTCGATCGGGTGTGCTCATGCTTTCCGGGATCTCTATTTTATCGCTTGGCGGGGGAAGCGTGGGGAACTTGACCGCGTGCATTGTCATTTCGTGGCATCCCTCACCATTTGCAGATAAAGATCCATGGGGAAATTTCGCCCCGGATCGGTGTGTGTTGTTCGCCCCTTGCCGGGACCGAAAGAAACTTCGCGGTGTGTTGTGATCCCGCGTTCGCCCCGGTTCAACCCGGCGGCATCAATGAAACGGATCGGGATATCCCACCGCGCGCAAATCGCGGCGGCTAGCTTTGCCGAACGTGCAAGCATCCGCCGCGAAAACGGATCAAGCCATTGTTCAAGCGATTGGCGCGCGTATCCGGCGTGTTCCAAATGGATCCCGTTTCGGTTCAACCCCGGCGCGCACCAAGCAACGTTTTTTTCTTCCACACACAAGATCGTGTTTTCGTCGTCGATCGCATAGTGCCACGACGCCCGCGGAGCATTAACGCCCGCGCCCCAACGGGCAACGGCTTCGGCCGTCGTGCTAGCTTCAACGGCTTCCATTGTGTGGATGCACAAATTTGAAACGCCCGTGCGATTTGCTGGTGTGTAGTTTCGGCAAAGGATCGTTGCGGTGATCTCGGCGTCCGGTTCGGGGCGGTCAATTGGATCCGAACCCATCGCCGCCCACGATTCCGAATCAACAACGCCGGTTGCGGGGATCCCGCGTTCGCGTTGCCAACCAACCGTCGCGTTGTGAGTCAACGATCCAAAATCGCCGTCGTCGTTGTACGGCGCCAACGAAAACCCCGCCCGCATCAATTCGCGTTGCCAATCCACGACATCCGGGCCCTTTGATCCCTTTTGAATCACCGGACGATCTTCGGGCGGGATGTTTGGATCGGTGTCGGGCGGCGGATCTTCCGTTTCAAGTTCGGGGTTGATGATGAACGGCGCGGGGCCGTTCGTGCTAATTCGATCGGCGGTTTCCGGATCCAACACAAGATCGCGCAAGTCAACTTGTTCACCACTCAAACGCGCCGCAGTTTTGACGAAAACCGCGCCCATCGAATAATCCCAAAAACTTGCGTAAGAATGCGCCCATTGCGCCGGCTGCACTAAATAACCGGTTCCCGTAGCGTTCTCCGATCCCCAACTGGGCCCGGGCAATCGCCAACCGTATTCGCACGCGTAGCCGTCGCGGATTCCGTCCGCGGTGCGGCTGTATCGGCTCAACACGTACGTTTTGACACAAGCCGAAATCAAAGAACACGATTCCGGACGATCCAACGCGATTGCGTCCGCGTGCGCTTTTGCCGCGTTTTTGGTCATGCCGGCGGGGCCGTTTTGTTGTCCGATTAATTCCGGCAACGTGTGGGGCCCGATCTGGCATTGGCGCGGATCTTCCGCCGCCCGATCCCACAAATAAGGCGTTGGACTCATGACGGGCAAACCACGCGCCGCAAACGCTTTGGCAATCCGATCCACGGCTTCCGAACTTAAGCCAAGCAAAAACACGTGATCGGCGTGCGTTCCGATTGCCAACGGCGCGCGCATGATCTCAAATTCAAGATCGCCGTCTTGAATCGTGATCCAATCGATCACCGCATTGCCCGCGGCGATCGCTTCTAAGATCTGTTCGGTATATTCGTCCCCGAGCGATTCGGGCACCGATTCCCAAAACGCCGATCCCGTTACCATGCCGCCCCCACTTCCGCCGGTTTTGGGACGTTGAAAGGTTCGGGTTTGGGCGCGTCCGTTTCCGCACCCCCGGCGGGCGGGGTTGCGGACATTATCCCAAGATCACGGATCAACGCGTACAGCTCTGAATAGGCTTTCAGGGCTTCCGATCGGGCGGTTGCAAGGTCTTTGCCTTCAATCGCTTTGCCGGTCGCCAACGCCGCGTCAAACGCCGCAAGGGCTTGTTTTGCGCGATTCAACGCATTTGCCGTCTTTGTTTGATTTTCAAGGCTAGGATGTCGCGCGAAATACGCCTGCGATCCGGTTTCGGCAACATCGATCACCGTGCCCAACCATTGCGCCCCTTGCGCGGCTTTTGCTAGCGCCGGCAAAAACGAAGAACAGCCGCCCGCGAACAGCACAAAAAAGACAATTAACGCAGCCGATCCCTTTTTTCTTTTTTCGTTTTCGTCTTTGGCGGTGCCTAGCAGCTTTTCGGCGGGCTTGCTTAAGCCGATCCGGTTAGCCGTTCGCATCAACGCTTCGTGCCCGCCCGCGGCGGCTAAGCCGGCAAAACCGCCGCCCAAGCCCGCTAGCGCCGCGGCTTTCCACGCAAGATTGCAAAGCGCGCCCCCCACAAGCGTGTCTACCACCCAACCGATCACGAAAGCCAACACAGGCAACGCATCCGCGTGAACTTTCGGCGATCGCTTGATCAAATTGATCAACGCGCCAACGGCAAGCGCCAAAAAGATGAAATAATTTTCAGATCCGAAGGAGTTTTGAAGGCATTGCATTTTAGGGTACCGGGGTGATCGTTTCGGTGACGGTAATTCGCGAAGTATCTAGCCGCGCGATTTGGCGGACACCAACGGGGATGTTTGCTGTTGCTACCGGAAACGCCGTTAGCCCCAACTGCGGGGGCGAAGTCATGTCAAAAATTCCGTTAAACGACATTGCGACTTCAACCAATTTCGCCGCGATAACGTCGCGGCCAAGAAAAAGATCGGTGTTGTTGAGTTCAACAAGCGCTTCTTTCAATGCCGTTGCCCCCGCATATCCTGTGGAGATGTCCACCGAGACAAACATGGCAACATAAACTTCGAGTTGCGACGGGCGCGAAAAATTGATTTGCTGAAATGTTCCCGTCGAATCCGTGGCAATTCCGGATTCAAGTCCAAACGTTTCAATCCCCGCCGGCTTTGTGTCCCATATAAGTTGGGCAACAGCTGCGTTTGTTAGCGTTGGCGGCAAGCCGTCAAAAACCACTACTTCGATCGATTTCGAAGGCAAGCCGTTTGAATCAACAAAATTCGATGTGTTTTCAAAAACCGAACATTGCAAAACTTCGGGATCGATCAACACGTCCGCCCGTATCGCGTCAACCGTCGCCGATCCCGTAACGCGGATCTGTTGTTCGCGCCGCGTTCGCAATTCCGCGTCCGTGTCGATATTCTTTCCCGGCGTTGCGTCTAACGGGTTGGTGACGGT